TAAGCACCACCACTGTTGTAATCATTATTCATCTTTAGCTTCTCCCCAACTTCTACCTAAAGCAACATCACATTTGAACGGAACCTTTAAATTATCAACCGCGTTTTCCATTTTATCTTTTATAACTTCAATATCTTTGTCAGTTCCTATACTAAAACAAAGTTCATCATGTATTTGTAACAAAGGTAAATGACCAGCTTTAGCACAATTAATCATAGCTTGTTTAGCTTGGTCTGCAGCTGAACCCTGTATTAATCTGTTTAAAGCTTTGTAAGTAAAGGCTCTTCTAATATTATTTCCATAATTAGCTTTAGCTTCATTATAATTCATAGCTTGATTCATACCAAATGTTGCAGGCTCCCATTTATCAAATCTACACTTACGACCTTTTATAGTTCTTATAAAACCAAACTTACTCGCTGATTGTGTTACAGCTCCAGCTAATTTTTTTACAAAAGGCACTCTTGAATTATATTTATTTAAAAGGATCTCTGCCTTGTCCTTATCAATACCAAGTTCTTTAGATAACTTTGCTTTACCCATACCATAAAAAAGACCCAAATTGATCGTCTTGGCTTGTGTTCTAGATATACCTGCCATATCAGCTACAATTTGATGAAAGTCAGCTGATTCGTCTGCGTAAGCTTGTATAAACTCTTCAGACCCATCTAAACGCTCTCCGATGGACGCTGAGTAGTGTGCTACTAAACGTGGCTCCTGCTGTGAATAATCAAACGAACCCCACTGTCTGCCCTCCTCTGGAAGGAATAGAGACCTTATTTTACTACCAAACTCTTTATTTCTTGCGGGAATTTGTTGAAGGTTAGGATTAGCATAGGATAGTCTTCCTGATACAGTTCCGCCTTGATCAGATCTTAGTTGGTTTATCTCTGCATGTATTCTTCCCTTATGAACGTACCTTTGTATCGAATCTATAAATGTGGAATGAAACTTATTTATTTCTCTTGCCTCTCTTACAAGGCCAGCTATTGGATGCTCACAATTCATCAACCAATTCGTTGTAAAAGACGGCTCGTCAGATTTTGCAGTTCTTGGATACTCAACACCTAATCTATCAAATACTTGTGCTACACTTCTTGCAGCCCAAATATCTACATCTAAGGTAGTTTCTTTTTTTATCTTACGTAATACTTCAAATTCTTTTTTCTTAAATTCTTTTTTTAATATGTGAGCTTTTTCTTCATCAACTCTTATACCTATCTGTCTCATTTTAATTAATGTTGGTAGTAGTTCCATTTCCATGTCCCAAACATCATTAATAGATTGTTGTTGTATTTCTGTTTTAAATCTCTGCCAAAGTTTTAATGTAAGAGCTGCATCTTGTTCAGCATAAAAACCTACGTAACCCGCAGGCATTTTCCATAAATCTGCTTTTGGATCTATACCCCACTCTTTTGCTTTCTCATTTAAAAAAGTCTCATTTTTAATTTCACCTAAATAATCTTTAGCACAAGCATTTAGTGAGAAACTCCATCTGTTTTCGTCAATTAACGCTGCTGCTATCATGGTATCTACAATTTTACCATTGATCTCAAAACCATTAGCTATCAACCAACCAACATCGTATGAAGCATTATGAAATATTTTTGTGCTAGGTCTTTTTAATAAATCTACCATCCAAGCTGTAGTTACAGCTAGATCCATGTTACCACCAGCATCATGAGCAATCGGGAAATACCATTGCTTACCTAAAGCTGCAACAGCAAACCCAACAACATGGCCTTTACCTGTAGCCCAACCTGATCCTAATCTTTTTAGTTCAGGGTCTTTTGTTTCTAAATCTATTGCTACCTCTGTAGCATCTCTTAAGTCAGGATATTCTGAAGGAGCTACCCAATCAGAATCATTATAAATAAAATTTAATTGATGACTCATGAATCTTGCATCTGAGCTATTTCAGCCGCAAACTCCTCTACCTCTGCATGGGTAACATCATCGTTTTTCTTTTTTATAAAATCTATTTCCATTTCACAATAATGAATTATTTTTTCTAAATCTTGTATTCCGCCTTTGTTTTTGTATCTGCACGTATATCTTATTACATTGGCTTGAAAAGGATTTAAGTTATTTTCTTGAACAAATGTCCAAGGCTCGATGGCAAAAGATTTATAGTGAGATCCACCAATTTGTTTCTTAGGCATAGTTACTTTTATACAATTTATAATATTTAGACAAGGGAAAATGATACCTATGATATGTGCCTAATAAGTGTAAAGTATTTATAGTTCTAGTAACTCCTGTGTACCAAACCCTTAATTCTTTTATTCTTTCATCTAAACTTTTACGATCAAAATGAGAAGGGAAATTACATTTAGCTGATACTACTACGTTATCTGCTTCACCACCTTTTACTTGATGTATGGTATCAATAATGATTCGGGCTTTTGCATCTAGATCTACTTCTTTGTTTATAATCGTTCTAAAGTATCTTTTCTCACTATCTTTAAACTTTCTTTTAAAAGCATCTGCCCAAGGTTTTTTTTCTTCTACCATACCACCTTGTAAATGAAGTTGTTCAAAGTTAAATACTTGATTAGGATGAGCAAAGCTCCACTTCTTACTGTCCGTTGATCGGTAGCCGTGATCTATGTTTAATAAATAGTTGTACATATTACAGGCATCTTCTCTAGTTATAGATCCACCTTCAACAATCTTGTCCCAATCTTGTATGGCTTTCCATTGATTTACATCAAATGATTTATTGCCTCGCATATCCTGATAATAAAGACCCATCTTCTTTGCTTCGTCTTGCAGCTCTCGCTTCACATCGTTTATTCTAGCAAGCACCATCCAGGTCCCTTCTATATCCCAAGGTACTTTTTTCAGTGTACTCCATTTATAGATCTCACCATCTTTATCGTTAGATGTAAAATCTTTTTCGATTCGGTGGCCTTCCATACCATTTAATAAACACTTAGAAAAAAAATGTACTTTCTTATTAAGTCTTCTAGATTTTTGTAATATCTTTACCTTACCTGGAAACGTTTGAAAGAATGTAACTTCTGCACCGTTCCATTCATAGATAGCCTGATCATCATCACCTGCTAAATAAACTTTGTCAGAATGTTTAGCTAACTTAACAACCATATCCCATTGTAAAGGTGTTAGATCTTGAGCTTCATCAACCATTAATACTTTAAAAGGAATAGGTAAACCTGAGTCTATATACTTCTGCACCATATCTGTAAAATCTAAACGATCATTTTTAAACTCTCCAGGTTTAGATTCGTAAGTTTTATATTGTTCGTATCCTGCTATAATAGATTTAAACTGTTGTAGCCTTACTTTCTTTCGAGGTTCTTTTTTGTATATATCTATTGGATCTGCTTTCATATTTCTTGCTCTGTCATATATTTGTAAAGACCAATTGTTATAAACTTTTTGATCATCCCAAGTGGGTTTGTAATTAATCTTTACCGTTCCATACTGCGTATGAAACTGAAGCATATCTACTTTAGGATCTAATACAGGAATGTCAGCAAATTGTTGTCTAGCTAATGAATGTAAAGTTCTAAAATATTTAAAGTCATCTTGATCATAACCTTTAAAATCTTTTCTTACTCTATCTAAACATTCTTCAATAGCTTTGTTAGTAAATGAGATATAACAGATCTCATCAGGAGATATGCCTCGTTTTAGAAATCGTTTAACTCTTTCTAAAAGTCTGTGGGTTTTACCTGTGCCTGGTGGGCCAAAGAATTTAACGGTCTTCCCATGGAGTTTTTGCTTTAGTGAATTTGACATTTTTGTTTTTGTGTTCTGTTTGTTTTGGTAATGTGGCAACCCAATGTCTAGCTTGTACTCCTTGAAACTTTGCACTTTTCTTACAGCCTGCTCCTTGTAGGAACATTGTACAATCTTTTTCAGACCAATTATATCCTTGTTTCTTCATAAATTGTCTAAAGGTCTCAAGTTTAAACCTTATTTCTGTATTGTCTTGCCAAATATTATCGTGTTCAATTTGATCAAACTCAGTAATCGTATCAGTATCCTCAAAGAATTTTACAATTCTAGTATTAAATACTTCTGCTCGTTCTTCGTCTCCATCAAATCCTTCCATATCTTGTTTGTTACTTATAAGTTCTTCTAACCAATCTCTGTAAGGATCAGGATCTCTCTTGCTTGGTTTCAAAGGTCTCCAAACAATATCATAATTTAGTAATCTCTCGCCTAATAATTGTTGTTGATACAATTGCTTTGTATCTAATTTCACGACTTTACCTTGTATAGGTAAAAGCCAATAAGGATCAGGATATGAATTTACTTTTACTAACTTACCTACTTCAGGAATAGCTTCATTTAATCCAATACCGTATTTTCGTTTGGCACATTGCGTAGATCCATTACAATACATTCTTGCAACCGATGTACCACATTTAAAAGAATAATCTTTTTTATCTACTTGTTCTATTACTTTTGCAATTTCTCTTGGATTTAACGGTGGAACGCATATCTCTTTGTTAAGTTCCCTAATATGTTCTTCCCAATAGTTCTTGTCTTCATTAATCTTTTTACATAAAACACCAACATTAAACATGGCATCATTACGGCCTTCGCCCTCTTTTATTTTATTTCTAATAAACTTGTTAACACAATTAGGCCATTGTTTGTCTTCGCTATCTTTTGCAGTTTTAAGTTCTTCAAATTGTTTTTTCGTGATTACAAACTTATTTACATATTCTAAGTATTGTTCGAACGATAAACTTTTAGCCTCATCATCCATAGCACATCGTGTTGGAAACTTTGCATTTTGGTAAGGCAGGTTAACAAATTGACCTTTTTGTTTGTCATCCCATTTCTCAGGAGTAAGATCTACATTATCTTGTGCTGGAAAAATATCTGTTTTAGCATCATTGACTCCTATATCAGAAGCAATTGAGATCATTTTTTTACGCATAGCTGATGCAGCTACAGGTTCTTCTACATGTAATATTAAATGTAATCCATTTGACTTAGATCTATAGGGGACAAATGGATATTTTCGTTCTCTAATTAATTTAATAAATTTTTTATGATCAATGTTATATCGATCCACATCTATTACTCCCCAACTTGCAGTAGAGTCATCTCGTATGGGAACAGATCCAAAACTATCTTTACCATCTAAATGGTCTAGCCAATTTTGATCCGTCATAGGGATAGGATTTATCCAACTACGCCATTCATCTTTTCCGTCAGATCTTTGCTTACCTAACTTTTTAGATTGCCCGTGATAAGTATCAGACCCCTGGAACAGTTTTTTAAACTGCTCCAGAGATTTATTAAAATCCATAATTAAAATGGAGTTTTAGCTGATTCTTCTTCTTGGCCGTGTTTTACTTTAACACTACCTGTTGCTAAAGATTGTCTAAATTTGTAAGCTCTATTAACTAAGCTTTCATCATTTACCAAACCTTCAGATGTGATTTCCCAACCATACCAAGAACCTAATTGGTTTTTCTCCAAAACGGTTTTTAATCTGTATTGTTGAGTGAACGGTGCAGGTCTAAAAAAACCTTTGCCATCTTTTTTAGGGACTTGCATCATGTTCATCATTGAATTCCACTTTTTAGATTTCTTTCTTTGAGTAGATTTCATTGTGATTAAGGCTTCGCTTGCCATATGATCTTCAACAACCACAACAAAGTGTGATGCTGTTTCTTCGATGTAATTACCTGATTCTAATCTATCCTTACCATCATCACCTCTATTTGTTTTAGACATGACATCACTATCGGCTGGATAAATATTTCTAGGTGCACTACTACCTTCTTGTCCTCTATCTGCCCATTCAATATATTCAAATTTGTAATAAGCAGGTATTACCAACATACCTTTATTACCGTCATAGAGTTTATCTGTAACAGTATTATAGATCATTCCTGGTTTTGCAGCTTCAATATACTTAGAATCCCCAGCTGTCACTTGTGGTGATAACTGTCCTAAAATTTTAAGAAATGGTAACTGCAGTGATTTGCTGTCAATGTTTTCAAAACCTTGATCAGCAAACTTTTCGATGTCGATTGTTGCTACTTCGTTTTTCTTCTTTGTAGCTACTTCTTTGTCGTTAGACATGTTTACTCCTTCGTTTTTAGTTTAGCTTTATTTGCAATATAGATACCAAATAAATCAAACGGGAGTTCCTTTCCTTTTTCAACTTGTTCCTTAGCAAATGCTTTAAGAGTCATTGGTTCAACTTTTTGCTTTTGCAAATATTTAAATCCAAAGTTCTCGCAAACCTTTACTAATTCTGCAACTTGATTGTCTTGTCCTCTATTGAAAGTAGTTGTAACCGTATTTTTAATTAGGTCACCAAACCCTTTTTCACGAAGCCAACTGAAAGCTTCTTCGACACGACTCTCAGGTATTCTAGCCCCATAAAAGGGCTTAACTTCAACTTGCGTGCCGTCCGCAAGCTTGATTGCGTTAACACCAGCTTCTTGCATTAACTCTGGTATTTTACGTTCCTGATAATCTTTATATTTAGCTTTTTTTGCGGAAAGAATTTCCTCAGCTTGTTCGATTTCCTTTTCTATTTTTTTCATTTCATTACAAGCATCCGAGATTGATTTCGTGCTTGCAGTATCAACTTCTAAATTAGAAAATTTTTCGATATCCATATCTAAACCGCTTATAAATTATTCTCTTGCGTTGTCAAATAAAAAAATATAAAAATTAGCTGGATATGGCAGATTTTAAGTACCCCTATAAGACCAAACCTTATGAACATCAAAGAAAAGCATTAGCCGAATCAGCTGATAAAACAACCTATGCTCTTTTTATGGAAATGGGTACGGGTAAAACAAAAACGACAATAGATAACATTGGTTATTTATATTTGAAGAAACGCGTAGATGCTGCCTTAATAGTTGCACCTAAATCTGTGTATACTGTATGGAAAAATGAAATAGAAACTCACTTACCTGATGAAATACCAAGATCTATTTTTGCTTGGAAAGTAAACAAACCTAAACAATACAAAAAATTTATAACAGAAAAAGATAAAT